GGGAGATAATCAACGTCGATAGTGTATTTGCAGACACCATAGTTATTGGACCTCTATGGTACAATTACCACTATGCCTGGGTCACCGAGGTGGATAGTCTTAATGACACGACGTATCTTTTCCGGGACGGAAGCTATCGTCAGGATGGTGCTTGGATACCTATCGATACAATGTTATTTGCGAACGAGGATTCGTCACTAGCAACAACCTCGCTGACGGGAGATCGAACATATTATCTCTACTATCGATTTCGACTCGATTCAGATAGCGCCACGTCGGGGCGAGTGAAAAGCATATTGCTAATGCAACAAAAATGATCGAAATCACTAACATAAATGGTGTTAATGGCTGGATTGGTGCCGAGGTTAAGTCTTTTAATAATGAGTGCTGGGAAATCCTCAAGCGAGCTGGCTTGAAAATCATGGACGCGGCCAAAAGACCTCCGTGTCCAGTTGTTACCGGGCGTTATCGCTCTTCAATACACATTGAACATAATGAGGGCGGAGCCATCAAGGTAACGAATACTCAAGACAAGGACAATAAGGGCGGACAGTGGGAATTGAAATTTCACGACAGCCCGGCGGAAGGAGAAATATTCGTGGGAACAAATGTGAATTATGCGGAAAATGTTGAGAAGAAATATGGAATAATGAAGAAGGCTGCATTGGCAGGTCAATTTTATATTACGCAAAAATCTAAGAAAAAATGAGTAACAAAGGATCTGGAAACCTGATCTATATTAAATGGGGGTCAGGAGGAATGGCGGGGCTTACAGACAAGTCCGTCAGTTTTGAGGCCGACATGATGGAGACTACCGACCAACAATCAACTGATGGGTGGAAGGAATACATCCCGGGCGAGAAATCTGCGACGATCAGTTTCAGTGGGTTGTACGCTAACGATGCAACGGTCGGAGGCGTCTCCATATTCAATGATCTGACAAATGGGACAAAGGTCACGTTCTATATTGGAGAAAAAGTTACCGGGCGATATCATTGGACGGGTTCGGGATACATTAAGAGTCTTGAAATCTCAGGCCCAAAGAATGACCCAATGAGCTATTCCGGGACGATTCAAGTAACCGGGAAACCGGCAACTGGAACATCGGCATTTGCAGTATAATTTTAATTTTGATATGATATGAGTAACAAAGGATCCGGAAACCTGATCTACATTAAATGGGGGTCAGGAACTGCCGCCGCGCTGGTTGGGCTTACCGACAAGTCTGTCAGTTTCGAGTCTGATATGCTGGAGACGACTGACCAGCAATCATCTGGCGGGTGGAAGGAATATCTCCCGGGAGAAAAGGGCGGAACGATTAGTTTCAGTGGGTTGTACGCCGAAGATGCTTCGGAGGGTGCAGTCACAATGTTTGCAGATCTGACTGCCGGCACGCTTTGCGACTTCAAATTTGGCGAAGCAACCGGACGTGTCCATTGGTCTGGAAAGGGGTATATCAAGAGCCTGGAGATCTCAGGGCCGAAAAATGACCCGATGAGCTATTCCGGAACGATTCAAGTAACCGGTAAACCGACCCAGGCAAGTGTTGGGTTTTAATTTTGTGTAATTATGGACGGACAATGCACTATTCTTATTGGTGGGGAGAAGCGGCACATTCGATTCGGCGTAAACGCGACAGGGAAATTTCTCTTGTTATACGGGATTAACTACTCTGATTTCGCCAAGCCTTGGCAAGAGAATGAAATCGTCGCTATGCGAAATATGATTTACTGCGGGCTTCTCTCCGGAGATACGCGAAACGATCTCCCCGAAGGGTTCGATCCAGAAATCTGTGGACAATGGCTGGACGACGTGGATGAAAAAGCAATAAAAAAGATCGAACAGGCCTATCTTTCAAGCAAGATCATGGGAAAGCGGATAGCGGAACAGTAGAGGCCCCGCCTGTTACCGTGACGTTTGAAGACATTTATCGCTTGGGGGTCGGCCGGCTTGGATTGTCGAGCAAGGAGTTTTTTCTGCTAACTGAGAAGGAGCTACAATGGAAGATAGAAGCATATAGCGAACGGGTGGAGGATATGTGGGACTATGTGCGCCACATAATGGCACCAATGGCTGGAGGCGACCCTAAAAAAATTATCAACCTTTCCCGAGACGATATCAGATTAACGGTTGATGAAGATACACTCAACAGCGCAAAAGAATTTTTTAATCGAGCTAAAAACGAGACCTGATGGCATTCATAAAAGACCTTATTGTTCGGATCAAGGGTGACTCCACCGGGTTAGAGAAAACGACCAAAAAGGCGCAGGGTGATATTTCTGCGATGGGTGCGAAAACAAAGGGAATCGCGACAAAAATCGTAAACGCATTCAAAGGTATTGGCGTTGCTATTGGGGCAGCCTTTGCAGTTAAGTCAGTCGTTAAGTTCGCATCCGAGAGTGTCAAGCTGTACGACATTCAAGCAAAAGCGGCACAGAAGGTCGCTACGGCAGTGAAGCAAACAGGCATGGCTGCGGGATTCACCGCGAAGGAATTGGAGGGGTTTGCCTCCGGTCTTCAGAGCATCACGACATTTGGTGACGAACAGATCTTGAATGATGTTACGGCACAGCTGTTGACCTTCACAAATATTGCAGGAGAGCAATTCAAACGCACTCAGTTAGCCGCGATGAACGTTGCCACTGTTTTGGACGGCGACATGAAATCGGCAAGTATTCAGCTTGGGAAGGCGCTGAACGATCCAGTGAGAAATCTCTCCGCATTAAGTAGAGCGGGCATTCAGTTCTCCAAGGAGCAGCAGACGACGATTAATCGTTTGGTAGAAACCAATCAACTCGCCAAGGCGCAGACAATCATTCTCGATGAGCTGGATAAGCAGTACGGCGGGCAGGCAGAGGCTATGGCCAAAGTAGGCTTGGGCCCATGGAAACAGATCACTAACACGATCGGCGACATGAGGGAGGAGTTGGGCAAGCGCCTCATGCCCATGATCAACAAGGTGGGTGTTTTCGTCGCTGGATTACTTCCTAAAGTTCAAGCCGGATTGGGAAAAGTGAGGCAGGGCGCTGTTGATCTGGCGAATAATATCATTGACTTATATAATGAGTCTGCTGCATTTCGGGCAATAATTGCCGCTGTCGAATTAGCTGGCAAGAACGCATTTGCCGGCATTAAGTTAGCGGTACAACAAGTGGTGACAAGCGTTGCGACGTTAGGAAAAGTGGTAGGAGCAGCGCTACGTGGAAAGTTCAAGGAAATTCCAGAAATTATCAGAGAGGGATTCTCGAAAGCTATTGATAACACCAAGAATTTCGGGGTTAAGATTGCCGAGAATATCACCGCAGGCGTAAAGACAATCAAGAAGGGGCACATTGAACCCATCAAAATCAAGCCGGAGGACGAGGCTGCGGTTATCGGGGGATATAAGTCTGCTGGAAAGAAGGCTGGGGAGGCTTTCGCTGAAGGTGTCGATGATGGCGCCAGCAAAATGGAGCCTCTGCAATCACTTGGGGGCCCGCGCACGGTTAAGGGAAAAATAGAACGCACGGTTGAAAAGCCACGGATGGTTGAAGGTGCAGAAATTCTACCTTCTACTATTCCGGATCTCGCGAGCCAGGTAGAGGAGCAGACGGCAAAGATCAATCCCTTGTTAGATTCCATGACCAATGCGGCCATGGAGTTTGGAAACGCGATTATGCAGTCTGGCGTTGATGGGGAAGATGGGCTGAAGGGATTGGCACGGGTGGCTGTTAGTACAGCTAAAAAGATAATATCAGCAGAATTGGCAAAAGGGGTAGCATCGGCAGTGTCTTCGGCATTATCATCTGTCCCTTTCCCTTTTAATTTAGTAGCAGGGGGTGTAGCAGGGGGTGCTGCTGCCGCATTATTCAATAATCTCATCCCATCGTTTGCTGGTGGTGGCATCGTGACAAAACCAATGCTTGCGATGGTTGGAGACAATCCTGGCCGAAAAGAGGCAATCATCCCGTCAGAAATGTGGGGGAAGATGGGGGGTGTAGGTCGGTTATACACGGAAGTCTCCGGGAGGAACCTGCGAATCATACTTGATCGTGAGAATAAATTTTTAGGTCGCACTTAAAAAAATGGCATTAACGAAAAGATTGTATCTTGATTTCGCTGACAGGTTTTCATCGGCATGGACTATCGAGATCTACCAAGAGGGTTTTGTTGGCGAGCCGGCAAGCTATCAAGGAGGACAAAGTCCAGTTAGCATCCGTTGGAATGATAGTGATTACAAGAGGGTAATAGGCAGCGAGATGATCGTCACGATTGTTTCGCCATACGATCTCACGTGGCTTAACACGACAAGCGATCGCAGCATATTGGTTCAGCTGAGAAAAGGTGGCAGCCTGTATCACCAAGGTTTTATCGTGCCGAATCAGTTTGTCGAATCATTGAATGCTGGGGTAAGGTCTTTTGAGCTTTCGGTAAATGATGGGTTGGGGCTACTTGGGGAGCACAAATATGCGGATGAAGACGGGCATCCTTACGATGGCAGCGAAACATTGATTAAGATTATTGCCAAGGCATTAGCTAATACGGGATTAGAGATGAACATCGTTTGTTGCGACAATCTCTATGAGTCATCGATGAATCAGACCGATTCCGATGATCCGTTGGCGCAGTCAACGATCGACCAGTTTATCTTCGCAGACGAAAATTACGACCCGGCAACAGCTTACGATGTGATCGACAAGGTGTTGAAACATAAGAATTTACGAAT